TAATATTCTCTGCATCTACATTATATCAAAAAACAGGTACAGATAAAATTTATCCTGCTATTTACAAAGTAGGATCAGGAGGAATAGAGGAATCAATGGATTTTAACATTAGGATTTTTCAGGCTAAATATATAACAGGTAGAACAGGTTATGCGATTAAAGATGGATCACAAAACAAACAGAATAATGTAACTACTTATACTTATGTTGGGCATCTGGATGATCCATTTACTCCAACTAATGATATAAACTTTGGAGCTCCAAAAGAGATATATTTTCAGGCTACTACATATCCAACTACAAATCTGTTCAATGCATTCTACTCAGATTATATGGCAGAGATTACAGACAAAGATTCTAAACTTTTAACCTGTAATGCCCTGCTTAACACAATAGATATTTATAATCTGGATTTTGGCAAACTGATCTGGATAGATGGGGTTCTGTTCAGGCTGAATACTATAGAAGGTTATAACCCTATGGATTATACAACAACAAAAGTTAGTTTATTAAAGGCAATTGAAAAAACATTCTAATGGCTAATCAGAATTTAGATATTAAAGTAAATGTTACTACAGGGGATGCTACCAAACAGGTTAATGATCTGGGTAAAGGTGTAGAGAATATTGGAACTAATGCCAAAAAAGCTGAATCTGCAGCGAGTTCCTCATTTGGTAAGATAGGCAGCCTATTAAAGAGTCTGGGAATTATCACTCTTGTTGCAAAGGGATTCGAGTTTTTCAAGGATGTTCTGGGAAAGAATCAAAAGGTAGCGGATGCATTTAGCACAGCCTTAAATTTTCTTACAAGTGTATTCTCTGACCTTGTTAGATTAATTGTTGACAATACCGACAAGGTAGTAGGATTCATTAAAGATGTATTTGAAAGACCTCAGGAGTATGTTAAACAGCTCGGCAATCTAATCAAAGAAAATGTCATTGAGAGATTTGAGTCAATGATTGAGGCTGCAGGTTTACTCGGTCAGACATTAAAAAACTTGTTAACAGGTAATTTTAAAGAGGCTGCAGAATCTGGAAAGAAATTTGGCAAAGAATTATTTGATGTTGTTACAGGTGTAAACAATACATTTGATAGATCAGCTAAGGCTGTTAATGAGTTGGCTGATGCTGCAGGAGATTATTTTTCTAAAAAACTTGAGGAGGCTACAGCATTAACAAATGCAACCAATAATCAGATTATTGCTGAGGCAAAGCTCCTAAATGCAATCAAACAGAATGAGATTCAAGCTGAGAAACTCAGGCAGATCAGAGATGATGATCAGAGGAGCATAGAGGAAAGGATTGAGGCAAACAATAAATTGGCTAAAGTTCTGGATGAGGGAGAAAAGGCAGAGAGGGCATTGATAGGTCAGAAACTAAATAGGATCAATGCAGAGATTAAACTCAATGGATCAAATAATGAACTTATAGCTGAGAGAATCAGGGTACAAGGTGAATTGGCTGATGTTGAGGAGAAATACACAGGTAAAAGAACTGAGCAGCTCATTAATGTAAATGGATTATTGAGGGAGCAGCAGGAGATCACTAAAATACAAATAGCTAACCAAAACAAACTTTTATTTGATCAGAGAAAGGCTACTGCTGAACTCATAAAAGATGAGATTCAGAAACTACAGGCTAAAAAACAAATCTTTATTGAGGAGAATATTCTTGAGGTCAAGAGATTAGAGGATAATGTTGCACTTTACAAGAAAGGAACTCTGGCAAGAGCACAGGCAGAGATTGAATTGGCTAACAAAAAATCTGAAGTAGCTGCTCAATTGCAACAATTTGACAGGGACATAACTCAGTCATTTTTGACCAGAAACCTGACCAATCTCGAAACACTCGCAAATAATCAGAGGGAAACTTTTGAGGTTAGGAAACAGGCTTTGGATGCTGAGGAGATTCTGATAAAGGATGCATTTAACAAACAGTTAATCTCTGAGCAGGAATACAATCAGAAACTCAGGAAACTTTCAGAGGATAGGATTGCTACTGAATTAGCTGAGAAAGAATACAAGGCATCAATTCAAATGGCTTATATTGATATTGTTGGACAGGCAGCAGCATTGGCTAAACAGCTATTTGAGAAAAGCAAGGGGGTACAGATTGCAGGATTGGTAATTGAACAGGCAGGAGCTATAGGTAAAATATTGGCTAACTTAGGAGTTGCTAATGCTAAGGCACTTGCTCAGTTTCCTGCCACAGCAGGTCAACCATGGATAGGTATAAACACAGCATCAACTGCACTATCTATTGCATCTATTGTTGCAAGTACAGCAAAACAAATTCAGAAAATCAATAACCCAGATAGCGGAGCATCATCTGGAGTGAGTGTTCCTAAAGTTGGAGGAGGTGCTCCTATGAATCCTGCGATCCCTGAGGCACAGCTAACACAATTGAATCAATCAACTATCAATGCTCTGGGCAATCAGGCAGTAAGGGCATATGTAGTTGAAACAGATATGACTACTAATCAACAAAGAATACAGGCTATCAAACAAAGGGCGAGATTTGGCTAAGTTGATATTATTTAAACTATTTAACATTTATAGACATGGAATTACCAATATTTGAATTAATGATCTCAGACGATCTCAATGATGATGCTGAGGTTAATTTTGTCGCATTGGTTGATAGACCTGCGATCCAAAAGAATTGGAATGCATTTAAAGAAAACGCTAAATTTGAAATTGTTTCTGAGGATAAACGTATTATTAGTGGAGCTCTTATGTTGGCTGATACTCCAATTTTTAGGAGTGATGATACTCATGGGGATTACTACGTTATGTTTAGCAAGGATACTATTTTTAAAATTGCTCAAAAGTTTTTCAAGAAAGGATATCAGGCTAATGTAAACATAGATCACGATCCATCTAAAAAAGTTGATGGAGTTGTTATGTTTGAATCATTCATCTCAGACAAAGACAGAGGAGTAGCTCCTATGAAAGGTTTTGAGGATGCCCCTGATGGATCATGGTTTGGTTCTTTCAAGGTTGAGGATGATGCAACATGGGAGAAGGTTAAGAACGGAGAGGTTAAAGGTTTTTCTGTTGAGGGAGTCTTTGAATACAGCAAATCAAAATCTAAGGATCAAAAGATGCTTGAGGAGATAAAACAAATTTTATCTGCTCTAAGTGATAACTAATTCATTTATTAATCATTTAAAAATAAAGTATGAACGCAAAAGATGCAATACTAAAAATTAAGGCACTATTCGAGGATATGCCTGAAGCTGCTCCTGCACAGGAGGAAGCTAAACAAGATTTTGCTGAATACCAATTGGCAGATGGAACTAAGGTTATGATTTCTGCTCTTGAAATTGGTGGCGAGGTAAAACTTGAAGATGGATCATTTGCTCCTGATGGAGATCATCAGTTGGCAGATGGATCACAAATCTCAACTCTTGCAGGTAAGATTACAGAAATCGAAGTTGCAGAAAAACCAGAGGCTGATATGCCAGAGGTTGAAGTTGAGGCAGAAAAAGACAAAAAGATGCAAGAAATGGCAGATCAATTCTCTGCTAAGATTGCAGAATTTAACGGATTAATTGAAGCTCTGACAGCTAAGGTTTCAGCTCTTGAGGCTAAATCTAAAGCAGGGTTTTCTCAGGTTGTAGATTTGATTGATGAGATGGCTAAAGCACCAAGTGCTGATCCAATTGAAAAACCTCAATCATTCAAATTTGAATCAACTAAAGACATTAAGTTTGATAGACTTAATAAATATCGTAACGCAATTTTAAACAATAAAAATTAACAAAAATGGCTTTTAATGTTGCTGCTCTTGCAGACTACACAGAACAAAATGAAGCATTGCTTGTAACTTCAAGTGTGCTCGGTGCTAAGACTGCATCTCTTATTAAGAGTGCAGGTAATGTAATGGTTGGAGTGAAATCCGCTGAAACCATTAACATCATGGATACTGATGCAATTTTCCAAAGCGGTGGATCATGCGGTTTTACTGCATCTGGTTCTACAACTTTCACTCAGAGAACTGTAACAGTTGGTAAAATTAAAGTGAACGAGGCTCTTTGCCCTAAAGATTTGGAAGCTAAATATCTCCAAAAGGCATTGCCTACAGGTTCAATGTATGATTCAATCCCATTCGAGCAAGAATTTGCTGAAAAGAAAGCAAACAGAATTGCATCTCAGTTGGAAACTTCAATCTGGCAGGGCGATACTGCATCAGCTAACGTAAACCTTAACAAGTTTGATGGTTTGGTTAAGTTGATCGGTGCTGCATCTGGAGTTGTTGCTGCGAATGCATCTACTTACATCTCTGGTGCTCCTTTGAGCTCAATCACAAATGCTAATGTAATCAGCATTTTCGATGGTATCTACAAAGCAATTCCTGCACAGGTTGTAGCTGCTGATGATATGACTATCTTCTGCGGTCAAGATTTGTTCAGAACTTATACTGTAGCTCTTAAAAATGCAAATCAGTTTCATTACTCAATTGATGTAAAAGCTGATAGCGAATTCATCCTGCCAGGTACATCTATCAAAGTTGTAGCAGTACAAGGTTTGAATGGTACAGATAAGGCATATGCTTTGAGATTGTCAAATATGTTCTTGGGAACTGATCTTTTGAACGAGGAAGAAAAATTTGAAATCTTCTACGCAAAAGAGGCAGACCAAGTTAGATTTGTTTCTGAGTTCAAAATGGGTGTGAACATTGCATTCCCTGATGAAGTTGTGAAATTTATCCTTGCATAATTAATGGGCAGGTAAAACTGCCCTTTTTATAATTTTAAAAACTCAATAACATGGCTTGTGCACTTACGCAAGGCTACACATTAGACTGTAAAGATTCATTAGGTGGAATAGTTGAGGTGTACTTTATGGCATCTCAAGATGTTTCATCTTATACTGTTTCTGGTGGAGTTATGACTGCTCTTACTAAAGCCTCTGGAAAGAGATTTTACAAATATGAGTTGGTTAAAGCTACATCTGGAGTTGTTGAGAACATTAATGCATCTGTTGAAAATGGAACTATTTTCTATCAGCAGGAGCTCACTATTGTTCTTAATAAACTACAAGCTAATACAAGAAACGAAATCTTGTTGTTGGCTAAGAATCTTTTGGTCGCTGTAGCTAAAGACAATAATGGAAAATATTGGTATTTTGGATTGACAAGAGGACTTGACATCACAGCAGGTTCTGGTCAGACAGGTACAGCAGAGGGTGATCGTTCTGGTTACACTTTGACATTTACAGGTAAAGAGCCTGAACTTGCTCCTGAGGTTAACTCAACTGTTGCAGGTCAGCTCCAAACTGCAGGTAGCTAATATATATAGTGTGGATTTTTCATGTGCCCTGCCTTTTAGGTGGGGCATTTTTGTTAAATACCAGAGTTTTCTGCATTTATAGTAGATGATACAGTTAACAAGAGGACAGACTCAATTTATTTATTTAACTTTAACTGAGAAACAGTTATTGACGAGTCCTAATTATTTGTTTATTTTTACGAATAGGAGTAGCAATCAACAGGTTAAATTTGTGAAGTTGAATAATACTGATGTCAGTTCATATAAGGATAGATACAATAAATTTCAAATTGTGGTAAATGACTATTTCAGCAGCAGCCTAAATGGTCAATGGGATTATCAGGTTTATGAGCAGGTCAGTACAAGTAACACAAATCCTGCAGGTTTAAATATGTTGGAGAGTGGAATTATGATGTTAAATCAATCGGCTACAATATTCACAGAATATACAACTACAGATACTTATAAAATAAGAGAATGAATTACGTTTTAGTACAATTTGCAGAAGCCAAACAACCTGAATACAGGGAGAAAAAGGGCGAAGGCTATATTCAATATGGAGATAGGAATGATTATCCAAACTATCTTGTTGAACTATTTAACAAATCTGCTAAACATAATGCCATTGTTAGAAACAAGGTGCATTATATCACAGGCAATGGTTGGACAGGATCAGGTGAGGCATTCATTGAGAGCCCTAATAGGAGCGAATCTCTGGATGATCTGACCAGAAAGGTATCTCTGGATATGGAACTCTTTGGAGGGGCATTTATGGAGGTTATTTGGGGCATAGGAAAGGTGAGCGAGATTTGGCATTGTGATTATACAAAGTTTAGAACTAACAAAGACAATACTCAGTTTTGGTATAAGGAGGATTGGAAAGATTCTAAGGAGAAATATGAGGTTTATCCTGCATTTAACCCTAAGAATCCACAGGGAAAACAAATCCTTTATCTAAAGGAATACAGACCAAACGGAGGAGTTTATACTCTGCCTTCATACTTTGGAGCTCTTAACTATATTGAATCTGATATTGAGGTTTCTAAGCACGTTTTAGGGAATGCTAAAACAGGGTTTTCTGCGAGTAAACTAATTACCCTGCCTAATGGAGAGCCTTCTCCAGAGGAACAGCGAGTTGTACATAACAAGTTTAAAAATACCTACACAGGGGCAGATGGCATAAAATATATGTTAGCCTTTGTAAACGATGCATCCAGAAAGCCGATTGTGGATGATTTGGGGCAATCAGATTTGACTAAAGAGGATTTTGGGCAGGTTGATACTTTAATTCAGACAAACATTTTCTCTGGGCATCAGGTAACTACTCCATCTATTTTTGGTATTGCAGTTGCAGGTCAATTGGGAACAAGAACAGAAATGAGAGATGGCTATGAGATTTTCAAGAATACATATGTTAACGGAAAACAAATGTTTCTTGAGTCTGCATTTAATATGTTAGCAGGATATGCAGGTTATCCAGAGGATTTAAAGATCATACCTACTGAACCTGTTGGAATAGAGTTCAGCGAGGCTGCAATTTTCCAACTTGCTCCTAAAGAGTGGATCATTGAAAAGCTCGGTATTGATATTAGTAAATATCAGCCTCAGGTTAACCCAGAAATTAACACAGTACAATTTGAGGATCAGGATTTTGATTTCTCTACTTTGGATGATCTGGGTGAGGATGAGGATAATTTTAATGTATG